AGATATTCTAATCCAAGCAATTCAGCTCACAATGGGCGAGCGCAATTCTCAAAATGGTGACCCAAAAGAAAACCACACAAGAATTGCAAAAATTTGGTCGGTAATTTTAGACAAAGAAATTACTCCAGCACAAGTTGCACTTTGTATGGCTGGATTGAAATTGGCAAGGCTTGCCTATAATCCTGATGTTGATGATTCTTACATTGACTTGGCAGCTTATGCTGCAATTGCTGGTGAGATCAAGTGAAGAATCTTGCAGTAATTGTTCCAAGCAGGGGAAGACCTCATAACATTATTGAGTTGCTTCATTCATTTGAGGAAACTCAAACTGAATCAGATTTGATTGTTGTAATTGATGATGATGATCTAACCAAAGATGCTTATTTAGAGCTTGGCATTGATAAAACAATAATTCTTCCAAGAGAAGGCAAAGGAATGGCGAAACCTTTGAATAAAGCATCTTCAATGCTCAAAGATGAATATAGACATTTTTCTTTCCTTGGTGATGACCATAGACCAAGAACAAAGAATTGGGATGTCAATTTTATTGACACTCTTGATGAACTTGGAACTGGAATTGTTTATGGCAATGATTTGCTTCAAGGTGAAAATCTGCCAACTGCGGTTGCAATGACCGGCAACATAGTCAAAGCACTTGATGGAATGGTTCCAACAGGATTGATTCATTTATATTTAGACAATTTTTGGATGCAATTAGGTAAAGATTTAGGCGCATTGAGATATTTAGGTCATATAATTATTGAGCATCTTCATCCAGTATCAGGCAAGGTTGGTTGGGATGAAGGGTATCGAGATGTCAATGCTCAAGAAGTTTATACAGCTGATGCCAAAGTTTATTTTGAATACATAGCAGGTGAGGATTATCAAAATCTTTTGAAGGTGTTATTGGCTCAAAGATGATAATCAGAATTAGACCAAAGTATTCTGAACAAGAATTAGCCAATATCTATGAAAAACCACATAATCACAGCAGATGGCAAGATCATATAACTAGAGTTCAATCAACAATTGCTTTTGCAAGTTGGTTCAAAGATATTGAAAGTGTTGCTGATCTTTCAGCAGGAGATGCCACAATCATCAATTCAATAAATGCGCCAATAAAATATATTGGAGATTTTGCACCAGCCTATGAATTTACTGGTCCAATTGAAGAAACTATTGATTTGATTCCAAAAGTTGATTTATTTATTTGCTCTGAAACTCTTGAACATTTAAATGATCCAATTGCTGCATTGAAAAAAATTAGAGCAAAAACTAAATATCTACTTCTTACTACTCCTGATGGAGAAGATGATATTAGAAATCCTGAGCATTATTGGGGTTGGGATTCTAAGGGTATTAGGGGATTATTAGTTGATGCAGGATTTTCTCCAGTTATTTATTCCTCACTAAAGTTCTTTGATGAAAAATGGCAATATGACTATCAATTTTGGGGGTGCGAGTGAAAATTCTTATTACTGGCGATGCTGGATTTGTAGGAAGACATTTTAGGAAAAAATTTGAATCACAAGGTCATCAAATTATTGGCGTTGATATTGTCAATGGAATTGATGCTAGAGATTTCTTTCGAACCGATAATACTCATTTTGACAAAGTCATTCATCTTGCAGCTGTAGTAGGTGGCAGAAAAATGATTGAAGGCTCACCATTAGCGCTCGCTGTAGATTTATCAATTGATGCTGAGATGTTTGGTTGGGCGCTTCGAACAAAACCCGGATGTATTACTTATTTCTCATCTTCAGCTGCTTATCCAACTATTTTGCAAGAACATCAATTGCTTGGAACTCTAAGAGAAGATGATATTGATTTGGCTGAAATTCAAACTCCTGACCTAAGTTATGGATGGGCAAAACTAACCGGGGAGATGTTGGCATCTCACGCTAGGAATCAAGGTTTGACTGTTCACATATTTAGACCATTTTCAGGATATGGATCAGATCAACCTTTGGACTATCCATTTCCATCATTTATTGAAAGAGCAAGGCGCAAAGCTGACCCATTTGAAATTTGGGGAGATGGGCAACAGGTTAGAGATTTTATTCATATTGATGATGTAGTTGAAGCTGCTGAAGTTGGATGTTGGATTGATATAAAAACTGCCAACCTCTGCACCGGTAGGGCAACCTCATTCAATGAGTTAGCTGAATTGGTTTGCAAAGAAGCAGGATATAAACCAATAATCAAACATCTTGAAGCTGAACCAGTTGGCGTAATGTATAGAGTTGGTGATCCAACATTGATGAACTCATTCTATGAGCCAAAAATTACCTTGGAAGAAGGAATTCGCAAGGCTTTTGCCAAGTAGAAGCAAACTCGCCCTGCTCCTTGGCGTTGCGACAAAATACCCCACTTGATTAGTTTCGGGTGGGGTATTTTGCTTTTTGGGCGGTGGTGGTGGCGGTGATGGGAAGCCAAAACCAATGCCAAATGCTTCGCTTGGGCGGTGGTGGTGGCGGTGATGGGAAGCCAAAACCAATGCCAAATGCTTCGCTTGGGCGGTGGTGGTGGCGGTGATGGGAAATTTAGACACGCCCATTTCAGTTGAAATGCTTCTATCCTAGGAAAATATGGTTTACCCTTATGGCAAGAGATGAACTCGGGGTTCATCGCCAACAAAGGAGCAGTAAATGATAAAAGAAGTTGAATTACAATATACAGTTCATAATCTCATAAAATTAGCAAAAGATAAATATGGCAGCAATGCTGTTGAGTGTTTAGCAGCTAAATTACAAAGCGTGATTACAGATGATCAAATGAAAGTTCTAATAGACAATCTTGGATCAAACTAATGTCAATCACAGCTGAAGACATAGTAATCTCACTTGAACTTCCTGAAAATGCAACTATGGAGCAGATAATTCTCTTTGCATACAACTTGCAGATTGCACTTGATAAGAATTGGATTGATCGCAAAATGTGGGAAAAGTGCATCAACTCAATTTCATTGGCTTTGCAAGACCTAAATCAAACTTGGGATGTAATGCTTGATCAGTTTGAAAAGTGGGCAAAACAATGACACTTATATTAGTTCTTATTGCAACAACAATTATTTTTCTTCCAATTATGTTTTGGCTAGATGATCGCTACACAACTTTAGAAGAAAACCAAGCCATCAAAGAATGGCATAATTTCAAAACTGCAATGGAAAGGAAATCTAAATGAATATCTATATTTTCCTTCTAGCTCTTGTTTTAGGATTTGTAATTGGCTTAGTATTTGGCGGTTTTCAGGAATGGGATAGATTTTATCCATTGACTAGAGAACTACAAAAAGAGATTGTGGATTCTTATGAAGAGATTGAAGAACTTAGAACAATCATCTATAAAAATTTGGGCGTGGTTCTCCGTCAAACCTCTGCTCACCCTTCGCTTCGCTCTCGTCGGGATAATTAGTGAGCAAAGCAAAGGCAAAAGGTACGAACGCTGAAAGCGCTCTGGTGAAGTATTTGGTTGAGCAGGGCTACCCAAATGCAGAACGCCGGGCGCTTTCAGGTTCAAATGATATGGGCGATGTATCAGGTTGCGTTGGGCTAGTGTGGGAAGTAAAGAATCATAAAACTTATTCCATACCTGCTTGGCTTGATGAAACCCAAGTCGAAGCCAAAAATGCTAATGCTGATTTTGGAATTCTTGCAGTAAAGCCAAATAAAGTTGGTTTAGGCAATGTTGAAAATTGGTGGGCAATTATGACCATCAAAGATGTTGTAAACCTTCTCAGAGATGCTGGCTATGGCGATCCACGATGAATTCAACGCAACTTTCTTCCCAAGTTTTCCAGAAGCTAAATGTCGCGATCTCGATGGAGATTATTTCTTTCCGGACTCAAGACAACAACTCAAATTGCGATTGCCAGAGATTAGACAAATCTGCAACAGCTGTATCCATAAAATTGACTGTTACTCCTTTGCAGTCACCCACCAAGTTGAAGGAATTTGGGCAGGAACCACTTATGAGGAGAGAAAACCTAGATTCACAGAGCAAGAGATCAGAGGCAAGAAAATCACCGATGTTCTTCAAAAACTATCCAATGGCTTTACTGTTGAAGAAATCGCTCGAATGCAAGGAGTCAAAATCTCCTCAGTTCAACGATTGCTGCAAAGAGCAAAGCAAAAAGGAGTTATCAAATGAATCGCAAAATATCAACAATTATTATTGCATCACTTTCAATTTCAGTAATGATCTTGGCAATGATGACAAATGGAGTCTTATCTCAATACAAGAAACCACCAATTCAAATGGTAAAGGTTTCAGAAGTTTTGGCAATGAGCGATCAGGATCGCATCAATTTATTGATCGATCAACTGCTAGTGCCAAAATCAGCAGCTTGTTTCCGAAATATCTTGATGAAGGAAAGTAAAATGAATCCTTCAGCTGCTAATCATCTATCTTCAGCCAAAGGTGTTGGTCAATTACTTGATAAGACTTACACCAATCTTGGGATGAAGCATTCAAGTGATGGAATTGCTCAAACTATTGCAGCACTTGCCTACATTAGCCGCCATTATGGAGGCACAAATTCAACTTGCCAAGCATGGGCGCATTGGCAAAAATACAACTGGTTCTAAACAAAAGACAGGGGATAAAATGACTACTCAAATCAATCAAGAAATGATTGAATTACACGAAGCAGGAAATGCTTGGTTGCTTGCATATAAAGAAGCTAAGCAAAAAATCAAGGAATGGTCAGAAAAGGCTGACATTGCTCAAGAGCAAATCAAAAGTATGCTTGGTGATGCTGAGATTGGTCTTATCAATGGCAAAGAATCAGTTCGCTGGACCACAGTTGAATCACGCCGGTTAGATGTCAAAAAGGCTAGAGAAGTGCTTCCACCACAGGTAATTGATTTGATTGAGATCATTCAATCAACTCGCAGATTTACTGTGATCGAAGAAGAATGAGTTCAATCGAATTTGCAAAAATTGGTAATGACCCTCAAATCCTTGCTAATAAACTTTCAGCTGTAATCAATGATCGATCAGTAAATTCTGCTCGCTCAAAGCAAAAGCGAATTGGTTTATCAGAGGTTGGTGAACCTTGCGTTCGCAAAACTGCTTATCGGATTTTAGATTGGAATAAAACTAATCTTCAAACTGATCCTTGGGCATCTATCTCTGGAACTGCCATTCACTCTTGGCTTGCTGATGCTTTTGATAAGGTTGAAGGTTTCTTGGTTGAGCATTCAGTTGAAGCTGCTGATGGACTAAAAGGAACAAGTGATTTGTTTGATATTGCAGAAGGTATGGTAATTGATCACAAATGCGTTGGTGCATCATCTATGAAATCTCGCAAGCGTGATGGAATGACTTTCCAACAAAGAGTTCAAATCAATCTTTATGGGCTTGGCTTTGAAAATGCCGGATATAAAGTCAATAAGGTTGCGCTCGCATTTTATCCTCTAGGTGGTCGCTTGGATGGGCTTTATACAATAGTTGAGGATTACAATCGTCAATTAGCTCTAAATGCTATTGAGCGATTTGCCACAACTCAAAATCTTGTTTGGACTCTTGATCCTGAGAAGAATCAAAGTGCTTGGGATATGATCCCTAAGACAACTTCTTATACCTGCATCTATTGTCCTTGGTACTTACCCGGTTCAAATAATCCTGCAATTGGATGCTCAGGAGAGGTTGGTGCATTATGACTCCAAGTTATCACTACCAATGCGATAGGTGCGGTGGCAGCTTTGAACAGAGTCGATCTATCTATGAAACTGAGATTGCTCCTATGTGCGGTGATTGTCTAGTGTCGATGGTTAGGGTCTATTCTGCTCCTTCTATACAATTCAAAGGCGATGGGTGGGGTGGCAAATGAAGCTCAAAATTCAATCATCAATTATCTATACAAAAACGCCAAGTGAGTTTGACAAAATAAATTGTTTTCATTGTGGAAAAGAATTTGAAATACATATAAATAATTTGCGTTCAGCAAATTATTGTCAGGAGTGTAAATGAATAAAGTCGGATGGCTAATGCTGATGCTCTTTTCATTTGCCGGTGGATATTGGCTTGGTTTATCAATAAATCTTATGAATAAAAAAACAAAGCATTTTCAAATAGATAATTTATCTGAGTTACTATCGCTCCACACAGAATTGACATCTCCTAGGTGCCAATGCAAAAACCCAAACCCAAAAAGAAAAGAGGAATAATGATTGCTGCGGAAGTATTTTCCAAGCCTTCAGTTTCAGGGGATTCTCCAAAACCTGCTGACCTAAATGGTCATCTACTAATCATCAAGCCAACTGAATTCAAAACAGGAATTCAAACATCACTTGGCGAAGCCGATGCAATTCAATGCGAGATCATTGATTTGGACACAAACAAAGAACACGCATCTGTTCTATTCTTCAATGTTGCACTAAAAAATTCATTGAAGTCAAATATCGGAAAAACTGTACTTGCTCGATTAGGGCAAGGTGTTGCAAAGCCGGGTAAATCTGCTCCTTGGATTTTACTTGATGCAACAACAAATGATGCTGATATAAAGAAAGCAACGGATTATCTAACCAATGCAGCCAAAGCTGCTATTACTCCACCTGCTTCTTTTACAGTATCACCAACTGCAACGCCAACTGTAACTCCAGAGGTTGCTGCTTTACTTGCTCAACTAACAGCAAAACCTGTATAAATTCCATTAGTTACCGGGGATAACTAATGGAAACCATTGGTAGGTTTACATTGAATGAGGTATGGGATTCAATCTAGGTTCAACTCCTAGCAATGGACAAGATGAAAAAATGATTGGGGTTCAGATGGGCAGAATTGTTCGGTTCAAGCGAACAATGCCATTTGAAAAACAATGCTGTTTTATTATCTCTTCCCGATATGGTGAGATTGAAAGATGTGATGAAGAGGCGGATTTTGGATTATATGTTGGCACACATATTATCAAATTAATTTCGTTGTGCCATTACCACACAGTTTTTGAAGAATCATTGTTGATTGGGGAGAAAGAATGAATCCAGTATTACAAGCTGCACTAAATTTTTATGATGCAGGAGTATCAGTTGTACCAGCAGCTGTAGATGGATCAAAAGCGCCAATCGGTTCTTGGAAAAAATATCAAAGTGAGCGAGCAAGTCGAGAAGAACTGATTCAATGGTTTGGCTCAGGTCATATTGGCATCGGAATTATCACAGGTCATATTTCAGGAAATCTTGAAATGTTAGAGCTTGAAGGTAGAGCTGTATCCTCTGGCTTATTAGAGGAAGCCAAAGAGATCGCATTCAACTCTGATCTTTCTGATATTTGGGATTTGATAACAAATGGTTATGTTGAGGCAACCCCATCGGGCGGAGTCCATTTCCTTTATCGAGTAAGTGATGAGCCAATTTCAGGCAATCAAAAACTGGCTAGAAGACCCGGAGAGGGCGATAGCGTTGAGGTATTGGCAGAAACTAGGGGTGAAGGTGGATTTGTGGTCACAGCGCCATCCTCGGGCTCAACACACCCATCAGGAAGTCCTTGGATTCTTCTCAAAGGTTCACCAGCCACAATTGCTGACCTAACAATGGAGCAGCGCAACGCAATTCACGCAGTATTTAGATCACTTGATTCAATGCCGGTAAAAGAATCAATTGAATTAGCTTTGAAAAACCCTAAATCTAGTGACAATCTAAAACCGGGTGATGATTACAATAACAAAGCAAATTGGAAAGACATCCTAGAACCAAAAGGTTGGAAGATTGTCTTTACTGCAAATGGCGTGACTTATTGGCGCAGACCGGGTAAAGATATTGGCATCAGCGCAACAACTGGTCGAAATGATGGCGATAACTTATATGTATTTACAACCTCATCATCATTTGAATCTGAAAAACCTTATTCAAAATTTGCAGCTTATACTCACCTAGAATTTGATGGAGATTACTCAAGAGCAGCATCAGCACTTCGAAGCCAAGGTTTTGGTTCTACTCTTTCTTCCTTACCAAGTAACCCATTACAGCAAACATCAGCGCCGTTATTACAACTTGTACCAAAGACAGATGAGCAAGAGATTGAATCATCTTGGAAACCTGTTGATCTACTAAAATTCTTTGATGGTTCTTATGAAACCCCAGTCACTTCAATACTAATTAGAACTGATGATAAAGGTTTGATTTATGCCGGCAGAGTTCACTCATTCTATGGCGAAAGCGAATCAGGAAAATCTTGGCTTGCTCAAATCGCAGTTGCTGAACAACTAAAACAATTCAAGAAAGTTATTTACATTGATTTTGAATCAGATGCCGCCGACCTTGTTTTTAGACTTGGCGCTTTAGGTGTATCACAAGCTGAAATCCTGCAAAACTTTACTTACATCAGACCTGATACTGCCAGAGATCACGAAGACCCTTACTGGCAAAATTTACTAAAGCCAAATATCAACTCTTTAGTAATTATTGATGGCGTAACTGAGGCACTAACTATGTGGGGTGGGGAAACAAAGGACAATGATGCAATCACTAGATGGATGCGCCTATTCCCAAGAGCAATCGCTCAACAATCAGGGGCAGCTGTAATCTCTATTGACCATGTCACTAAAGATAAAGAAACAAGAGGAAGATTTGCTATTGGCGGTCAAGCAAAGTTGGCTACCATAGATGGTGCTGCCTACCTAATTGAGCCTTTAGAGGTGCTGGCACCGGGCAGAACCGGCACTTTGACAGTTCGGGTCACAAAGGATAGACCAGGCTTTGTAAGAAAGATTGCTGGCATGTATAGGAAAAATGATCGAACCCAAGAAGCTGCTGTTATCACCATTGATTCTGTTTCTATCCCAATGAAGGTTGTTATCGCACCACCTCTATTAGAGGATGAAGCGCTCGCTGCCAAAATGCTAAAACTTGATTCTGACATCATCGATTATATGGACAGAAACCCGGGATCGACCAAGTCAAAGGCGGTCCATGGGATCAAAGGTCACGATGATAAAACTCTACTGGCAAGAATTGATGAGCTAATTGAGGATCGCGTTTTGGAGAATCAAGGCAATAATAGATCATATATTTTGTACCTAACCGATGATGGAAGGGCAAAATTTGGGCGACCAAATGCTGTCATATTCCAATTACCGAGTAATAAATGATTGGCGTTGTGCGTTGTGGAGCGTTGTGGAAGCACTCCACAACGCAACCCCCATCACGCTCAGTTTGGCGTTGTGGCGTTGTGGGTACCTTTAGGTACACAACGCACAACGCAACGGATGCCAAGAGCCACAAGGAGAAAAGATGATTGATGCTTCTACTTCCCAACATCTAATAAATTCGAAGGCAAAGGCGGAAATATGTCTTCGGTGTAATACAAACATTTGGGTGGCAACTGTAAATGGCTTCAAGGTCAAAGTTGAGCCGAATCGACTCAACTCTACCGAGGAGGTCATTTTGAGGATGGCAGGAAGCCGGATATTTCAGACCCTTAGAATTGGCAATCAATTTGAATTACAAATTCGTAATACTTGGCACATCACCAAAGGTGATCCCAAAGCAATAGTGCTCGCAGAGCACGATTGCGACAGAAGCCAGAAAGAGCCAATAGAAGACTTCTATGCAGCTGTAAAAACCGAGAATCCAGAGGAGCCATCATTTTGATCGACTCAGTCATTTGCAATTTATGCAATAAGACCATTCCTGAGAATGGTCTTTGTAACAGGTGTCATTCTAGGCTTCACCAACAGCTTGATGACATCTATGACTTTTGGCTAGATGCCCACGATGAATTACTTCCCGGCAAAAGCGCAAATGGTGGCAGATCATCCGAGCGAACTATTGGACTCAATGTTGCAGCTTTGTCATTTATCGTAGGAAGTGACATTTTGGGTCTATTGCATGAATGGGAAAAATTGATTCGTGAGGATAGGAAATTGACCAAGCCAGCATTTTTGAAAAAGAAAAGTTTGGCAGAAGAGATTTATGATGCCATTCATTTTGCTCAAGCTCATTTGCAATGGTCAGGTGCTCAGCCTTGGATTGAGGATTTTGCCAAAGAGCTAAAAACCCTTCACAGTCTAGGAATGAGCGCTGCAAAAAGATTTTTAGAAAAGATTAGGAAAATTGAATGTCCGGCAGAAACTAGCGAAGGCATTTGTAATAACTTTTTGAAAATCAATGAGGAAGACCCATTAGAAATCTTTGAATGCAAAAAGTGTGAAACTCAATGGACAACCTTGAGATTGGTGGCAGTAGCACTCTCTGATCCCAACCGCAGAGTCTGGCTTGATGCTGAAGCTATTGGAAAATGGATTGGGGTATCAGAAAGACAAGTTCGCAGAATTGCCCATAAGAATAAAGTTGCAAAGAGGGGAGTTTTATATGATGTCAATGGCATCCGAACTGCTTACGCCAAAGGAGCATAATTTGACAAAAATGTCCAACTCATTTGCTACAATAGACATTGTCGGTGTGGCGTGTATGCAGATACCACAGACAAAAATTATCGCTTTTAGTAGGTATTCTTCCCAAATGATACTTGAAGCAAATATGACAGTTGCAGAAATTGATGAGGCACTAAAACACCTCAGCGAAGTTTTGCATGGTGCAAGAGATGATAAAAGAAAAAAAGCGTTACTAGAATTGGTTGATGCTTTATTAGATGCAAAAATTGAGAAGGCATCATTATGACAACATTGATTGCAATTCAAAATGAGAATTGGTGCGTAATGGCAGCAGACTCACAATCAACTGCATATAATAAAATTGCTGATTGTTCTCCAGTTGGAAAAATAAATCGTAATGGTAATTATCTTATTGCAGCAGCAGGAGCTGTAAGAGGTGCAAACTTATTAGCATTTGGATTTACTCCACCAAGACCTTCCACAACTAATCTTGATTTGTTTATGACAAGAAAATTTATTCCTGCAATGCGTAAAACTTTTGTTGATAATGGTTACGACATAAAAGCAGATGGACAAGAAGCATCATTCTCAAATGAATTGTTAGTTGCAGTTCGTGGGCAGATATATTTCATTGATGAGATATATGGTTGGGAAAGATGTGGCACTAAGGTTTATACATCCGGTAGTGGTGGTGACTTTGCTTTAGGTGCAGCTGATGCATTAGGTGCAAGAGATTGCAATGACTATGAAGAAGCAATAACTATTGTTGAGAAGGCTGTAAAGATTGCAACACAATGGGATGCATTCTCTGGTGGGTTGATACAAGTCGCTGTGCAGAATCATAAGGGCGAATCAATGATCACCCATATAACAGACTAATACAATGCCAAAGATGCCATGCCTAGACTGTGGCATACCAACACAGAAGAGCAGATGCATAAGCTGTGAAAATATCTTTGTAGAAAATAAACCGCAACGCAATCGATTAGGGCGTGATGCTCGCGGATATGATTGGGCTTGGATCAAAATACGCAAACAAATCCTCCACCGAGATAAGTATCGCTGTGGATATTGTGGTATAGATATTGCTGGAGCGAATGCAACAGTCGATCATATAATTGCATTGAGTAATGGTGGACAAAGACTAGACCCGAGCAACCTAATTGCTGCTTGCAGGTCTTGTAACTCATCTAAGAAAGATAAGTAAACAAACTGCTGTGTATTTCTATTTTTTGTAGAATATACGTTATCAC